CTTATAGGTACTGGAACAGTTAGCTAAGGTTTATAACCTTATTCTGCCTCCCGTGCAGGAGGCAGGGTTAAGGATATAAGCTATGATAAAAAACGCAAAGAACGAAGCTATACTAGAACCGAAAGAAACAAAAGAAATAGAAGACCCGCAGCCTTTGAAGTGCGGTTGTACTTGCCACCCTTACCAGTTACCGCCATTTTTCAGTAATTGCAGCAAGATTATTTGTGTCCACTGTAGTGGAAGGGAGGTATAGTGCCGTACACCACAGAGGCCCAAATAGAAGACTACCTTGAAAGAGATTTAAATTCCCACGAAGTAGGTATGATCGTTACCGCTATCCCTGCTGTTGACCACCTAGTAGATACGATTTGCGGACGTACTTTTGAAAATACAACGGCTGCCACCAGATACTATGACGGTAATGGCAAAAGGGAACTTTTTATAAATGACTTCAGCTCGGTTACATCTATCGCTTATATTGATGAGGATAGTGTTGTCACGGTAACTTTGGAAGAAAACGAAGAGTACGAGCTTTATCCTTTAAACGCAGACTATAAAAACAGTATTGTTTTGCGTGGGGGTACTTGGTCAAAAGGTATTAAGAATATAAAGGTGGTCGGCAATTTAGGTTTTACCAGTATTCCCGAAGCTATCCAAATGGCAGCCACTATGATTGTCGCCAACTTAATTGATTCCTATGCACAAAATTTAAAATCTAGGTCTATAGAAGGCTACAGTGAGGTCTACACAAATATATTGACCGAAAACCCCCAGATACAAAGTTTGCTTTCAAGTTATAAAAAAGTCTTAGTTTAATATGAAACCGGAAATGAATCAAACAATTATACTGGTTTCGGTAGAAACCAACGAGTACGGTGATGTAGTGTCGGACGACCCAACAACCAATTTGGTACTGACAGGTAAGTTTAGGTATATAACCGATATTAAAAGTAACCGCAGCAATATGGAGGAGGTCGACTCAGAGGCTATGGCTTGGTTTAATCCTTTCCGTAGCGATGGTGTTACCCCAACTGTCGTGAAGGGAAACGTAATATTTGCTGACGATACTTATTTTCGAATAGAAAAGATAATCAAGGCTAGGGATTTTAGTAGCGGCCCGATTCACTTTTTGAAATGTTTTTTAAGTAAATTTAATGTAGTATCTTAATATGGGCGTAATAATTATTGACAAATCAAAAGAATTTAAAGCAAAAAATGTTTTAGCTTTGGATAAGACGCTTCTGCTTATGGGTGTTGATATTCGCCGGTTAAGTGCCGATCAAGTTCCCCACGATAAGGGTACGCTACGAAATACTGGTGCAAGGATGCCGCAAAGACTTGGACTTTTAAATTACGAAATAAGATATGGTGAGGCCCCGCCTTCCGACGCACCTTATGCAAGACGTTGGGAATTTGAAACCCCACCACACGGATTCAAAAAAGGTAAGAAGTCAAGATATTTAAGAGACTCGGCCGAAAAAGTAATTAGAAAAAGCGACAACTATTTTAGAAAGGCTTTCGAAACTATAAGGATATAACCTATGTTGATTAACGAGTTTACTGCTTGGCTTGAAGATCAGGGTGTAGGCACAGTTGGTACTAACCTGTTTATAGGTGAGTTTCCAAAAGAAATAGAAAATGCTATAATGTTGTTGTCAGTACCAAGTGGAGAGCCAGATAAATATACTGGTGTAGAATACCAAACTATAGATGTTTGGTGCAGATATAGAAATACGGCGGATGGTTATACTAAACTTGAAACTGTATTTACCCTTCTTCACAGAATGGGGCCATTATATCTGCCGAATTACCAGATATATAATTGTAAGGCTCTTGGAAAGATAGATGATTTTGACCGTGATTTAGAAAATCGCAAATTATTAAAAGCGACTTTCGAGTTGACCTATCGCAACCTTGATTTAGTATCTTAAATTGGAGGTTGATTTATGGCAGCTTCACCTAGTTTAGACAACCTGCGAATCGGTGTTTGTAGAGTCATCTATAACGCCGTTAATCTGGGAAATACTAAAGAGGGTGTAATGTTCAAGTATGAACCAGAGTTTGCAGAACTTACGGTGGACAAATACGGCTCAACTCCTGTCGATAAGGTACTCACAGGTGAAAGGTTACTTGTAGAAGTAACTTTAGCCGAGCCTAGTGTCGGAAATCTTGAGGAGGCTATAGCAGCTTCCGATACAGATACCGGTGCTGCTGGTGATAGATTAAATATTGGTAGATCGGCTGGTTGGAGTCTTAGGACTAACAATTCAGCAGTGCTTGTTTTGCACCCAACAGCAAAGGCTGACAGCGATCTAACTGACGATATTACTATCTACAGGGCTGTACCTATTGAAGCGGTCGAATTGAGTTTTAAGGTTGACGAGCAAAGGGTCTTTAAAGTAACATTTGAAGCACTAATTGACGAAACCTATGATGATGGCCGCAGATTGGGCCACATTGGTCTCACGAACGTAAGTTAGTAAGACTTTATGGCAGACGCACAGCTTGATCTTGATTCTATTATTCCTGAAAAGGGTGAGGTAACTCTTGGCGGTATTACTTATATAGTAGAACCACCAAAGTTAAAGACAATTATCGAGTTGTCTAGGATATACAAACTCTTTCAGAGTAGTAAGAAAAAAGAGGATGGCGGTGCTTCTGCTTTAGAGGCCTTAGAGATTTTCCACAATGTAGTAGAAAAAATAATCCCAGATATAAAAAAGGATAATGTAGACATATCTTTTCAACAAGCCGAAAGGCTTATTGATTTCATAATGGGTTTGGCGGCTCCAAAAGAATTAAAAGCTGCTAAGGCTGCTGGCATTTCTCCTGTGGAAAAAAAAACACTCCAACCCGATTTATAAAGATAATCGCCTATTTTCTTAGAAAATACCCAGCCTACACTTTTGATTTGGTACTGAACGAATACGCAATAATATTTTATTCTCTTTTAAACCAGTCACTACAAATAGACGCTATCGAACAATTTAAACAAATCGAGGCGGCTTCATACCCGTTTATGGAAAAGGCAGATCGCCAAAACATACTTAGTGGATTAGAGAGGCAATCATCTGATATAATAGAATTACTGGATCAGGAAAACACCGCCGAAGGTTTGACCAGACTAAAAAAGATATTTGGTCAAAATAATTAGGCGGTATTTTTATAGGAGGATAATATTGCAACTGAAGTTGGATCAATAAAATATACTCTAAATTTAGACAAGGGCAAGTTTGAAGGTGATGTAGACTCAGCAAGCAGGAAATTTCATGGTTTAGGTAGTGCTACTAAAGCGGCTGAAGGCGGTTCATTTGCCTTGCTTGGTGGTCTGACTGCTGCTGCTGCTGGGGCGGTAGCCTTCGGGGTCAAATCTATCCAAGCCTTTACCGAAGCACAAAACGTCATGGCTCAGACTCAGGCAGTCTTGAAATCTACTGGCGGTGTCGCTGGCGTAACCGCAGACCAAGTTTCCAAACTTGCGGCCTCTTTACAAAAGACAACTAAATTTAGTGACGAAACAATCCAAACTGGTGAAAACCTACTTTTAACCTTTACTAAAATAGGCAAGGATATATTTCCAGAGGCTACAGAAATAATGCTAGACATGAGCCAAGCACTTGGTCAGGATGTAAAATCATCTGCTATACAGCTTGGAAAAGCCCTTCAAGATCCAATTTTAGGTGTCACGGCTTTGCGTAGGGTTGGTGTTAATTTCAATGAAGCACAGCAAGATGTAATAAAAAACTTAGTTGAAACAGGTCGTTCGGCTGAGGCCCAAGCCTTGATAATGAAAGAGTTGAAAACCGAATTTGGTGGTAGTGCCGAGGCTGCTGGCAAGACCTTTGCTGGGCAACTGACAATAGCAAAAAATACGTTCAGTGATTTCATGGAGCTTATAGGTGAGGGTATTAGCAATAGTTTGGAACCTGTTATTCAAGCCTTTAATGATTGGTTTACAGCTATGGGTGGGCCACAAGGGGTTCTAAACTTCTTTATAGAGAAGCTGCAACAATTACAACCTCACTTGCCAATAATAGCTGGTGCTATCATGGGCGGTCTTGTACCTGCGGTTTTAGCTTTAGCAGCCGGATTTATTACCTTGTTTGCCCCCTTGTTACCATTTATCGCTGCTGGGGCATTGTTAGCTTTTGGTATTCAAAAACTTATCGAACATTTTGGCGGTTTGGATAATACATTAAAAGCTCTACAACCAATAGTAGATACAATAAAAGCCGCCTTCGATTTAATTACATTTGCAGTTACTAACTTTTTGATACCGGCGGTTATGCAACTTTGGACTGCGTTTTCAAAGGACTTGCTTCCTGCCCTAAAACAACTTTGGACTTTGGTTGCTCCGACTTTAATACCGATACTAAAATTTTTAGCAGTGGTTATAGGAGTAGTAATTTTCGGGGCCATATTGCTGGCAATTAAGCAATTTACTTTTATGATTAAAGTAATTTCTTTTGTAATAAATATGGCCAGTAAACTTATTGCCTTTTTTAAAGGTATTGATTCTTCAATAAGAAATGCCCTAAAAAATGTTTACAATACTTTAAAAGCACCCTTTGAAAAGGCCTTTAATTGGATTAAGGAACAGGTGGGCAAGGTGGTTGAAACTTTAAAGAATCTAAACCCGTTTTCAAGACATTCGCCTAGCCTAGTAGATTTAATAAGCAAAGGTACTGATAAGATAACAAGTCTTTATGGTGGGATGTTTGACGAGATAAATTCAATTTCAAGAGATTTTACGGCTACTGTAAGACCTAACTTCCCAGGATTAGCTCAAAGTACAAATAACAATACAGCAAATACGACAGTGCTTGGTGATATAAATATCGGTTCTCAAGTACAAGCTGACGATTTTCTTAGAAGATTTACCAGAAACCAAGAGTTAGCAAACTTGGGGCTAACAATTAAACCTAAATAATATGTTACCTATATATTTTAATAATGTCCGATTAGACACAATAGAATATATTACGATTACCAATCGCCTTGCTCACTCTTTACCCATAAGGTCGGTAGATAAAAAAGACCTTGCCAATGAAGATGGGGCCAAGTTGGTTTCTGCCGATTATAAAAGTAAAGAGATAGTTATTGAAGGCCATATTGTTGCCCCAAACCGACAATCTTTGGAAGTAGCCAGAGATAACTTGCTTATTTATTTATCAGTAAAAGAAGCTCCTCTCAAATTTGACCAGTCTGGAATTGAAAGGGAATACACGGCCACTGTCTCACAGATAATATTTAGTGAGGCCAACGGTGGTTTTAATACTTTTACAATTACTTTTCTTTGTAGCAATCCTTTTGGTTACAATACTCAATCGACATCTATAGCTATGGGAGCAGCAATAACCGCTTTTTATGGGGAAAAAACTTTTAATATTTTAGGTAGCTATAAAGCCACACCAGTTATTACTTTTACTTTCGCTAGTCTTAGTGGTGCTACCGGCAAAATAGTTACGATCACCAATCCTGATAGTGGTGAGGAAATAATAGTTACTAGGGATTGGAGTAATAGCGACATTTTACAGATAGACTCTGCCAATAAAACTGTCAAAGTAAACGGAACAGAAGTAAATTATACTGGAAAGTTTTTGACTTTTGACCCTGGAACAGGTAAGAAGATAGTCTATGAAGATAATTTTACTGGCCGCAGTGTTACTGTTGGCTTTACTTATACGAAACGTTGGCTCTGATATGGCTTATCGACAAACTGCTACAATTCAGGCCCATGCTGATACAGAGTATTTGGCTTCTTATATAGTTAATAATCAATTCACCTATGAGGAGGCTCGCAGGGGGGAGGCTATCGCTACAATTCAGGCCGATTATCTAAGTGATGGTATAAACAAAGTCGGCAGAAGTATTTACCAGTTTGATTATTATGTATATACAGCAGGTTTGGTTTTTAGTGTTGCCAGTATTCCAGCAGACGCAGTGATTAAAGACGTTAAAGTAACAATAAACTTTACTGCTTTTCCGCCTACTGGTACTGATTACGTTGATATTTTTCTTATCCAGTATGATTGGGGAGGCGGTGCTTTGGCCCCTGCTGATTGGATAAACTTAGATACTCTAAATAACCCAGATACCTATCCGATTCTTGGTTCAAGAAACACAAAGTTTTTTATAGACCCGTCAGTGGCCAGTCCTAGTTTTCTATCTACTAAAGCTATGATTGATTATGTTCAAAGTTTGGTTGGTGGGTCAGACCCAATAAGAATTTATATGGTGGGTAAAAATGATTTGTATGATATAGTTCCTGACTTCTATTTTAGGGGAGTTAGAGGTTTGCAAGCGATTTCGGGCGACCCGATTGAAGAAGATGCATACTTATCGTTTTTAGATTCAAGTGTGTCAATAGAAATAATTTATGAGCAACCCTAATCAAAAGACTTACAATTACAGGGTCTTTGACGATACTGATAATTTTTTGGCTACTTGGGATGACGTTGTTAGTGAGCCTTCCTTTAGCCAAGAAATAAATTCGGCCGGTTCAGAGCTTAGGTTAGTCTTGGCCAGAGATCCAGATACATTAAGTAGTGATGTCGATTTCAACAACAAGGTTATTATTACAATTCATGATAAAGAAACACCCGAAGGTCAAAATCTCTTTCAAGGTTTTATAAGTGAGTATCGACCTTATTTCTCAGATAAAGAAAAATATACCGAAGTTGTATTGCTGGGCTTCGGTGCTGATTTGGCTGATTATATGGCAGAAAACTTTGAAGTAAGTGCAGAAAACCAGGTAGATAATCAAGCTGACGGTACTTCTTCTACTTTCCCTATTGTGACAGGACAGGATTCTATAGCTCTAAGGTTTAGGGCAAGCTATGATTCGATAAGGAGGTTACATTTATATTTGGATGCTGCTCAGGCTATGGAAAATTTTGATTTGGTTGAAGATAATGGTGGGCTACCAACAGGTACCAGTGTTCTACCAACGGGTACAAGTATTGTTCTTGCATCGCAACAGCTTATAAGTGCTGCTCCAGATATTTACGATTTCGAGTTTGTTTTCCCTTTTGGTATAAATTTAGAGCAGGGTAAGTATTATCATTTTGTTATATCTCCTGGAAGTGGCGGTACTCCAAACCTTTATTATGATGCCGACAATGTTTTTGATGACTATACTTGGCTATTTAATGACAACGCTGCTGGCTGGTTTACACAAACCGGTGAATTAAATTTCCTTTTAGAACCAGCTAATTTAACCACAACCTTTACCTACACAGACATAGACCCTGTGGAAATGCTTAGAGATATTTTAGACAACTATATTTTGAGGGGCGGGAAGATAAATTACGACGGGGCTTCTTTAGAACCGAGCCTTACAACAGCGACCTATACATTTAAAGTAATGAGTATTTTGGAGTGTATAAACAAAATCATTGAACTTTGTCCAGCCAATTTTTACTGGTATGTAGACCAAGCTAATAACATTCTTTTTGTTAGGGGGGCTGCCGACGATTACGAACATAAGTTAGTTTACGGAAAGAATATCGCTGTAAACGAATTAAATGCCGTAAGCCAAACTGTAGTAAATACGGTTTATTTTACTGGTGGCGAGGTTTCTACCGGAGTAAACTTTTACAAAAAATACTTTGACCAAAGCCTTATAGATACTTTCGGTGTCAAAGCTGTTTCCTTAAATGATAACCGAGTTACACTTGAAGCAACTGCCGATACTATAGTAAACAGTTTTCTAAAGGAAACTAATTCAGCCAGACTACGGGCGAATATCCAAGTTATAGATAGTAATGTGGGGGATAGTCCTGGTGGTTATGATATTGAAAGTATTACTGTCGGTCAGGTTATTTCTCTGGCAAATATCGGTCAGGGTGGCAGTAGCCGTTGGGGTCAAGCACGTTGGGGAGTAGATAAGTGGGGCATGAATTTCAGGGACTTTGGAACCATAATATTGCAGATAGGAAGACTAACATACAGCCCTAATGATATAATATTAGAAGCGAAAGAATTGATTGTTAATCCATATAAACAAATGGCAGAGCAATCAATCTCTATAGGAAAGTTGGAAACTGTTAATAATCCAACTGTTCCAGATTAAAAACTATGAGTGGCGGCCCGACTTATTCAACAGACCAAATATTAGATCCGACAGAACATAAGGCTACCCATGATGGGTTGGCTAGTGGTTCGGAGGACGTAAATAATAACAAGTTAGAGCTTTTTAGAGGCGAGGCTTTAGCTAATTTTGTTTCTGGCGGCGGTGTTTGGACTGCTGATAATGCTGGTGTTAACAGAAACGCCTCAATGACAAGTGTGGTTGCCTACATAAACGGCAAAAGAGTTACCGCCTCGGCCGTTTCTGCAAGGACGTTTACTGCTTCAAAAGACACTTATGTAGATTTAGGAGATGATGGGGTGATCACATATACAGAAGTCGCCAATAACGCTGCTTCTCCTTCACTTGCTTCAAATGCAATTCGTATTGCAGTAGTAATTACAGGGGCCACTACCATAGCTTCCCAAAACGCAATCAATCAAGGACAACTAGGGCCGACCGGCCCAACTATATCAAGTGTAATTTTATCTGTTGTAGATTCTCTAGGTAATTTAATCTATAACCGAAACCCTACTCCTGGGGTGATTGGCTATAGACAGGCAACCTCAGATCAAGGAGGTATAACTAGCGAAGTTGATCTTACTGGTTTATCGGTTCCGGTAATTGTTCCTGCCAACAAACGTATTAAGATAACTACTTTTACCTTGTTTGCAAATACCGCAGCAGGAAACAGGTCGGTACTTCGTATTAAGGAAAGTACAACTACTTATAGTCAAGGTATTTTAGTACAGGGTGCAAATGCCACAAACGAAACTATTATTAGCACGGTAATATTAATGCCTTCTACTGGAAGCCATACATATAAACTTAGTGGCCAAGCAACAGCAGGGACAAGCACGTTGGCAAACGCTACTATGACAAGCTTTATTATTGTGGAGATTATTTAAAATGGGCTTAGAGTTACCACAAACATTAATAGGTTGGGTAGGAGCAGCAACCGCCCTAGCTTTAGGAGGATCTTTTTTTGTTTACCAAATAAGACGCAACGACCTTAACCTCCTTAGAGATTCCATAAATGATTTAACTAAAAGGGTAGAGTATTTGGAAAAAGAAAATAATAGGCTAGAGGGTGCTTACAAAGATGTTAAATTTAAGAAAGACTACTTGAAGCAAATAGTCCTGCAGGCATTATCCCAAAAGTCTAATATTGAAAACACTTTAGGTAAAGAAATTAAAGAACATCTAAATAAATAAAATGTCTATTAAACTTTTATGGCCTTTTGATACTCCAATCCTACCTGTAACAGGTAACTTTGGAAGGCTTGGCCCTTACGATTATTTTATTAATTACAAAGGACAAAAGATTCCCCTTCCCCACACAGGTACAGATTACCCACCTAAACTAAAAATCAAAACCTTTGCACCAGAAGCAGGTAAAGTTATTGAGGTTTATTCTCCCGTTACTACTGCCAAAGATTATAAAACAGGTTACGGAAGATTTTGTAGGATTAAATTAAATAACGGCTACCGCATAGGATTTGCTCACATGGATTCTCTAATAATAAAATCAGGACAGGTAGTAACCAAAGGACAGCTTATTGGTTATACTGGACAAACAGGTACTGTAACGGGGCCGGTTTGTCATATAGAATTTGCCGACCCTGCAGGGCGTTTGATTGACTTAACCAAAGTGGTACAATGGTCAAAGGGGGTAAATAACGTGGACTTAGAACTGGAAAGATTAGCAGCTTTATTCACAGTTTTACTCGGTAAAAAACCAAATAAATACGATATTGAATCGTGGCGTAAAAGCAAACTTAGTGCTGGAGCCTACGCAACTAAACACTATTTAATCAAATGGGTAAAGAAATCCCAATATGATAAAGAAATAGCCACTTTGAATGCCGGTATAGTTACCCTGCAAGGACAAATAGAGAAACTTCAAAAGACAATAGAAGACCAAAACGCTGTTAATGATACCCTCATTACTCAAATAGAAGAATATAAAAAAGACGCTGTTGATAAAAAAAAGACAGAGACCGACCTCAAATTAAAACTCACCGAACCAGTAGTAATAAATGAAAAACCAACTAGGTTTAATATTCTACAAACCGACAACAGTTTTATTAAACTGGTAAAATCTGTTGCTAATTTTATGGGTGGTTATGATTGGAAAAACCCATTTAGTAAAGGTGGTGATAAATAATGAATCTTACCGGAAGAAGAACTTATATTACGGCTGGAGTAATTTTTGTTGTTGCCGTGCTTCAATTCTTTAATGTAATTAGCTGGGACACCGAGACGTTTCAAACAGTAATCGCAGGACTTGGTGCAATCGCAGCAGTATTTCTTAGAGCAAGTGTAACTGGAAAATAATCATGATGCCGGTACTTGAAGCCCTACTTAGTTGGGGCTTCTTGTATATAAGTGGTATAATTATATCGGTTGTATAGAATTTTCTTACCGTATCTCCTGATTATTTTCCTAGTTTTAATATTTAACGGAGATACGGCAGCCGAAAACCAAACTAGGCAAACCCCAAAACCCGCAGAATATCAAGGGCCTGTAATAACAGTATCCATAAAATCTAAAAAATATACTCCAAAACCACAAATGCTTGCCAGAGGCCCTGTGGTCGCCCCTAACGGCTTTTATAGCGTAACTGGTTACAGCACCAGCCAGCAAGAAGGGACGGGGTACTACACCGCTTCCGGGGCTAGGGTTGCTTATGGAATCTGTGCTGCCGACCCTGTTTATCCTTTTGGGACAAAATTTGAAATACCTGGCTATGGGATTTGTACGGTTCTTGATAGGGGTGGTGCTATAAAGGGCAACAAGATTGACGTTTACTTTCCAAATTATGATGACGCTATAGCTTGGGGCCGAAGGGTATTGAAAATAAGAAGACTCTAGGGCAGCAGAGCCTTCTGTGGAAACAACGGACAGTATAATTATACTAATCTCCTCTTGCTTTGACAATCTCATTCCTTTTGTTATCGTTCCATAGGTGCATATCAACCAAAAGCGTGTTTTCGTTGATAATCTCGGCCACTTTCCTCAAGAGTATTTTCAGCGAAACCGAACCGAAATCATAGGTAGTCAGTTCGGTTGGGTTCCAGCCAGTCCTGACAACTACGGTTGCATAGAACTTCACCTGTTTTCTCCTTTCGTGCCTGAATTTTACGAGGCTTCGTAAAGTATATTTTACAACAACTAGGTTGACATTTGAAAATGAGTAGTGTATATTTTGATTGCGGAAGTAAACTGTCACACTAAAAGCCTTCTTTGGGCTGCGGGTATTCCGCAAGCGAGTGTGACAACTCCCCGCAGCATAAAGAGGGCTTTTTTGATGGACAATAACGGCTGGATAAAAGTTTTCAGAAAAATAATTGATAATGAGATATGGAAAGACCGGCCCTTTAGTAAAGGCCAGGCTTGGATAGACTTAATATTTCTCGCCAACTATAAAGATACTGATTTTTGTAAACGTGGTGAACTAAAAACAACTCAAAAATACCTATCCGAAAGGTGGGGTTGGAACCGACTAACTGTTAGACACCTACTTATACAACAACTTAAACACCAGGTTAACATCAAAACAGACAACAAACACACATATATAACAATCAATAATTATGATAAGTATCAATCAAACTATGCAACAAACGAACAGCAAAACATACAACAAATTAACACTACTAAAGAAGAAAGAAGTAAGAAGAAAGAAATAACCCCCTCTATTATCTCCCCCTTAACAGAACAAGACTTATTGGAAACAGCAGAACGATACGGTGTACCTATTGCGTTTGTACGTTATCAAAAAGAGGCTTTAGATAATTATGTGGCTTCTAGCGGAAAGAGATATAAAGATTTAAAAGCCGCATTGCGTAATTTTGTATTGCGTGATATTAGAAAGATTAAAGAAAGGGGTCAAGAAAATGGTAGAAAATACAGCTATACCAAAATATCGTGAGCTTTGGACAATCCAGCTTTCTACAAGAAAAGAATATCAGGTTACCGGCGAGGAGTTAGAGCAGATAAAAAGAAGGTTGATTCAGGGGGAGTCGGGCTTCATTGAGTTAAAAGAAGGCGGTTTTAAATTATCACATATTGTTTCGTGGTCACTTGAAAGCAGACAAATAGAAAACCAACTAACGGCTCCAGAAAAATATCCCCAGCAAACACCGGAGGAAAGACTAAAAGCTAGGAAAAAAATTGAAGAAATAAGAAACAAGTTGACACAGGGTTTATAATTTATCTATGGAAGAACCAAGAAGAAGAAAGCACGAACGGGAACAAAGCTTGATAGTTGCTTTGCACGACATCCAGGGTTATACCTTCGATGAAATATCCAAGATGCCCCAATTTAATGTTTCTAGGCAAGCAGTACACAAGAGGTATAGAAACTATAAGGCTAAACTAGGGGGTTGACAAGCCCTTGCGGTTGTATTAAGATTGGTTTGTAGGATTGAGATTAGGAGATTGTCGCTTGATAGCTGGTTGCCAAAGGCGGTGGCTTGTGGCCCACCTTTCAGCCCTCGGACGACATTTTGCCAGTGTTCGTTGTAAGCAACTAGCTTACCAGGATATAATCTTGGAGAAGGGAGGTAAGAATGAAACCAGGGAGTGTTTGGGAACTGATGGCTTTCGACATCTTAACCCAAAGGGATAAAGAGATTCTTGACCGTTTCTACTCTGCCAGAAACTACGGCGGGGCGGAAAGTTGGCTGCAAAAGAAAATGCTGCCGGTCTGGAGAGCCAAGATCAGCCTATTGCCTGAATATGCGAATAGGTAAATGGGAGAAGGAGAGAGAACCACAGTTGCCCTTGTGTTGCATGGCAGGTGCTAAAAATTGAAAATTAGATGGCAGTCTAATGATAATCTACACAAGGGCAGTTGCGGGGGTATCAGTGGGTTAGGTAACACGAAGCCTGCTGGTAGCCTCGGGAAAGAAGGTTGTATTTATGTTAGCCCAACTTTACATAAAGGCTTTAGGCCACGAAGTAGAAAGAGAAGTTTCCTTGCACGGCAATATTTGTGTTGCCAATTATGCAGACGACCCCGAAGATTTTATTGGTTATAAATGCGGTGGCCGGATTCAATGGGAATACAAAGACGAGTTCGGAAAACACGGCAAGTGTCAAGATTGTAGAGCCAGTTATTTAGTAGAGCTACCTGAAAGGGGTTTAAATGCAAATTAAAGTTGCTACTTACCAAACTTTAGAACAGGCGTTGGAAAGCGTCAGAGATAAAATAGACGAGTTACCAATTTACCACAGCGATTTGATTTCCTATACGGTCCTACAGAATTTGGGTAAGGTTGCCGTATATCTTAACAGGAGGCCAAATGCCTGAAGAAGAAAAAACCAAACCTCAAGTTAAACCAGAAGATTACATAGTAGATATTAAAGGAAAAAAATATATGATGGTGGCTGGTAGGCTAATTGAGGCCCACCGTGATACCCACGAATCACTAAGTATAACCACAAACTTTGAGGTAAGGGACAACAGCGTATTATTCAAAGCTACGGTTGAGATTGATAGCAAGGTTTATAACGGCCATGCTGTAAGCTATTTTGATGCTCAAGGTGTAGAGGGAACAAGCCCGTTTGAGGTTGCTGAAACCTCGGCTATAGGTAGGGCGTTGGGTTTTGCTGGTTTTGGGTTGATTGGCGGTATTGCTTCGGCAGAGGAGGTTATGCACGCACAAGGTAGGGAAGGTAAAGTGATTGGCTTCCACGGTAGTGATAACCCTAAGTATAAAGAAATATTTAGCCAGGTGGTTAAGGCTAAGACATTTGAGGATATAAATACCATAATGCAAAGCCAAGAATATAAAACCTTGACCTTTGAGGAGAAGTCAGGGGTTATGGAACGGATTAAAATTGCCCAAAGGAATTTAATTCCAGCAAAGGAGGTAGATGAAGTTTAAAGAAGTCTGGGATTTCGATAAAAAATCTGACAAAACAATTAAGACCTTAGCCGAAAGACATCCCCATGTAGGGGCGAGAGCTATGGCAGATATATATTTAGCAGGTGCAAAAGACGTTTTGGAAGTTCTGAAAGACGATACAGAACTTACAATGGCTATAAATTTTGAAGATGAGTAATCTCTTTCAAGTTCCAGTAATAATAGAAAAAATTGAATCAATGGCCGATAGAGGCTGGGGGCTGAAATTACACACTAGAGAATTGACCCCACCAGAAGCAGGATTGCTCAGCAGTCTTAAAGGTAAAGAAGTTTGGGCCGTAATGGCTGAAAGAGAAATATTGCCAGAGGATATACAAGTTACTAAAGAAAGGGTTGAAAGAGGCGAGAAGACACCAAGCCAAAGATTGAGAGCCGTATTGTTTGTACTTTGGGAACAAACCGAAAAGACCAGTGACTTTGATACTTTTTATAGACAAAAAGTTGAGCAGTTTATTGACAAGATAAAGGAGAAACTAGATTGACGCAAAAACAAAAAATTATCTCTATGTTAAGAGTGCGAGGACAAGAGGGCGTTTGTAATTATGAGTTTCCTCAAAACTTTATTCTTAATTATAAGGCTAGGTTGGATGAGTTAAGGGAGAATGGTTATAACATCAAAACGATTAGGGTTAAGGATAATGTTTGGAAATACGTTTTGGATTATAAAGAATTTGGTAAGCAAACAAAAGATTGGCGAGTAGACAAAAGATTGGAAAAAATAAAAGAGATGGAAAGCCGAGGGCAGGGGAGGCTAGTTTGAATCAAGATGGCCAGGAGGATAAGGTCGCAAATACGATAGTCGCAGTAAGTTTAATTTTATTATTAGTTTGGATAGTTTATGGGGTGTTTAGTTAAGTATGCCAGTTAAAATTATTGATAAGTTTACAAATTTAAACGTTAGTAGGCAGAGAAAATACCAATTAAGAAACCTTAGGGTTGGTTTATGTATTGAATGTGGGAAACCAGTTTCTAAGACAAATAAAAAGTTTTGCAATTACCATAGGAAGTAATCTTTTTAGCGTGGCTACTTGCAGGCACAGGTAGCCACCCCAAGAGGCAGTCAAACGCTACATTATGGAGCAACAGGGAAAAGACGTATTTGAATATAGTGTCTTTGGAAACCCAAAGCAAAAGATTGGTGATTTTACCCAAGGGAGTTTATTCTAGTGGTTATCCTAGACTTATGCGGAGGAACAGGAAGTTGGAGTAAGCCTTGGGTAGAAGCAGGTTATAAAGTTATCAATGTTACCTTACCAGAATATGATGTTATGACTTACAAACTACCAGAAGAACCAGTTGTGGGCATACTAGCTGCCCCACCTTGCACAATGTTTAGTTTAGCAAGAACAACTGCAAAGACTCCAAGAGATTTTGAGAAAGGTATGGAAGTAGTGAAAGCCTGTTTGGAACTAATCTGGGCTGCCAGAGCAAGAGGAGACTTGAAGTTCTGGGCATTAGAGAACCCTACAGCCTACCTTAGACAATTTCTAGGTAAACCACCATTTATCTTTCAACCTTATGACTTTGGAGATAGATACAAAAAGAGAACAGATTTATGGGGATACTTCAACTTCCCAGTAAGAAAGCCAGTTACTTTGACACCAAAAGAAGTAAGGGACTCAATGCAAAATACAAGACCACTACCTAAGTTCAAAGGGCTGACAGTAGCCGATAGGAGAGCAATTACCCCACAAGGGTTTGCTCGAGCATTTTATCAAGCAAACAAAGAAAGGCTGCAATTCCTCCCACAAATAAATTAGTGGGTATCCTTGCAGGTTTATTATGAAACCAAAGAAAAGTAATTTAGAGGATAAAGAATGAAAATAACATTTTTAGGAAATTTCGGTGTAGATTTTAGTAGCGAGAGTCACCATGTTAAATCTTTAGAATCTCTTGGTCACGAAGTTATTAAGCTGCAAGAAAGAAACACTACCAGCGAATTGATTTTTGAGGTCGCTTCCAGGTCAGATTTATTTGTTTGGGTACATACTCATGGGTGGAATACTCCCGGAGTCTTAACAATGCGAGAGTTATTAAAATTATTGAAAAGCCGTAATATACCAACCTTGACTTATCATCTGGATTTATGGTTTGGGATTCAAAGACAAAAGGAGATGGAAACAGAGGACTACTGGAATATCCAACATTTCTTTACTGCCGACAAGAACATGGCCAACTGGCTTAATAAAAACACGCCGGTTAAAGGTCATTATTTAGCGGCAGGAGTATTTGACCAAGAGTGTTATCTAAACCAAAATGTTAATCAAAATAAGGATGTGGTGTTTGTAGGCAGCCGAGGTTATCATCCTGAGTGGCAGTGGCGACCACAGCTTGTTGATTGGCTTAGAGAAACCTACGGTCAAAGGTTTTTTCATTATGGTGGTGACGGTATCAAGGTGGTTAGAGGACACGAGTTGAATATGATTTATGCTGAATCTAAAGTAGTTATCGGCGATACCTTGTGTTTAAACTTTGATTACCCCAACTACCTAAGTGACCGTATCTTTGAGACGACAGGCCGAGGCGGCTTTATTATCCACCCGTATATCAAAGGGATTGAGGATTTTTTCGAGATAGGAAAAGAAATTGTTACTTTTAAGTTTGGTGATTTCAAAGATTTAAAATCTAAGATTGATTACTATGTTGAAAACAAAAAGGAACGGGAGGAGATTAGAAGGGCAGGATCGGAAAGAACAAAAAGAGACCACACTTATTTACAAAGGTGGGCTAAAATATTGGAGGTAATAAATGGAGTTCCCAAAAACAATTGAAGATAATTTTTATAAACCCAGAGTAGTAAGAGAAGAAAGAAAACATAAATGGTAAAAATGATTGATACTTTAATAAATGGTCAGTTTAAAATTAAACTACCAGAACATAGGGCGGCTAGGCTAGAATGGTTTACCAAGCAAGGTTGGGAAAAGAAAAGATTAAGTTCAATGCACGAGTATATTGGTGAAGGTGATGTAGTTTATTACGTTGGTGCGGAGTTGGGCGAGATGCCAGCCTTGTGTCAAATGTGGGGGGCGGAAGTTGTTTTGTACGAACCTAACCACAAGGCTTGGCCAGTTATAAAAGCGGTATGGAAAGCAAACAAATTGAAACGCCCATTGGGGCTTTTAGCTGGGTTTGCAAGCAGTGTTGAAAAACAAATACCAAAAAATCCCGATAAAGAATTATACGAAGGTATAGGCTGGGCAAATGGCAAAGATACTTGGCCTATATTTTCACAAGGTAAAATTGTAAAAGCACACGGGTTTAGCGAATTATATTTAGAAGCAGATGGATTACCACAATATAAAATCGATAATACAGCGAAAAGATTAAAACCACCGACAGCAATTATTCTTGACGTAGAGGGCAGCGAGTGGAAAGTTTTAAGGGGAGCAGAACAAACTATAAGAAATCACAAGCCTAAAATATGGCTTAGTGGCCATCCAGAGTTTATGTTCCACCAATATAAAGAGTACCTAACCGATTTAAGAAATTGGATTAAAGCCTTTGGGTATAAAGAAACCTTACTAGATTACCAACACGAGGTTCATTTATTTTATGAAAAGAGTTAATTTTGAAAGACAGTACTGGAACCAAAAAGCTGAATCAAAAAATGTCGATAGCGAAATGCACGATAAGGAAATATCAACTGAAGAAGAAATCGATATTTTATTTAAAGACCTTGATTTTGCCCCAAAAGCTATATTAGAAATTGGTTGTGGTGTTGGTAGATTGGCTATACCCACGGCTTTAAAATTTTCTCAAGCTAATGTTCTAGGTATTGATATATCAGAAGGTTTGTTAAACATTGCTAAAAACAGAGCTAAAAATATCGAAGCTAGTGTTAATAATTTAGGTTTTCAGCACACCAAAGGGAGAAAGTTACCTAATGATTATCAATCAGATTTTATTTATGCAGTTACGGTTTTTCAACATATAGACGAAGGTGGGATTAAAGCATATATATCAGAGGTGGGAAAACACCTAAATAAAAACGGTGTATTCAGATTCCAATTTATTGAAGGGAACGAACACGAACCAATGAGCCACCACTATCAATTAGACGAGGTATCTAAGTGGCTTAATATGAACGACCTAGTGATAACAAAATACGATAAGGGCTTAATTTATCAAAACTGGACTTGGGTAACAGCAAAAAAATTATGATAGGAAACGTTTGCCAAGCTGGGCATAAAAAACACGATACTTTAAAAGTCGAAACTGGGGTCGGGCCAATGTTTGTTTATGATTACGAGAAATATAAAGATATTGCTGGTTATTGTACTGGTAAAGATGATGTATCTAGGACTTTAATAAATGAGGGTGCTTGGGAGAAACCGGAGACCGAAATAGTCAAAGGTATTTTAGAGAATGGCAATCGAAATAATTTGCTTATTGATATTGGTTGCCATATAGGTTGGTATTCAATATTGGCAGGAAAAATGGGCTATCAAGTCAAAGCTATAGATGGCGATAAAGAAAACATAAAGACTTTAAAGGCCAATGCGATTTTAAATTCGGTTGTCGATAAAATAAGCACATTCACAATTTGGATTGATGGTGAAATCGAAAAATTAAAAACTGCCAAAACTATTATAGAGTTAATAAAAATAGACATTGAAGGCAACGAGGTCTATGCAATCAACTTATATCAAGACTGGTTGAAAGAAAAAAGAGTCAGGAATTTATTTATTGAATTTAGTCCTGTCTTTAATAACAGTTATCCAGATATTTATAAAAGACTGATGGAATACGGTTATAAGGCTTTTAAAAACGGTAGAAGGTTTGATGGGGAAATGAATTTTAATCAAGCAAATATTCTTTTTAAATTATGATAGTGCCTGTCTTTTGGAAAAGTTACCACCAGGAAACACCCAACCGTGGTTATTGGGACATGGGGATTATTGAGCATATTTTCAGTAAAGAGATTTGGAACCCTGTAGGCGATTACGAGTTTGAACACCATGACGATTTTGATAGTGTTTTTGACTACGGCATTGTAGTTATACCTGCTCGTTATCACGCTAAAGATATAGACCAGATCAATTCAGACTTGGCTAAACTTAGGTGGTGTATTTTGATACTTGCCGGTGATGAGGAAGCCACATTTCCTGTTGAAAAGATAAACCACCCAAGAATAAAAACCTATGTTATGACTCCAAACTTTGACAGGCACAAGTCGGTAGATGGGTTTTTGGGTGACGGGTGGCCACCAGATGCCCCAGAATTGATTAAAGTAGCAGGGTTGGTTAACAAGAGTATTGATTGGTTTTTTGCTGGTCAGATAACCCACACGAGGCGACAGCAATGTAAGAAGGCTTTAGTTAGTATAAAAAAGGATAAAAAATATACCGGTCATTTGGTAGAGACAGAAAAGTTTACCGAAGGTTTGCCCCACCAAGAATATTACAATTATATGGCTTCGGCTAAGGTTGCACCTTGTCCTTCGGGGCCGGAGACACCAGATACCTTTAGGTTTTATGAGGCTTTAGAGTCGGGGTGTGTACCAATAGCTGACGATAAAACAAGGAAGGACGATAAGAGGACAAATTACTGGCGAAAGCTATTCGGAGATGACATTCCCTTTCCCGTAATAACCGATTGGCGGAAGTTAAAAGGAGTTATGGTAAACATGATTGATCGCTATCCTGCGATAAACAATAAAATATTTGCTTGGTGGCAGCTTAAAAAACGAGAGTTAGCCTACCAAATAACAGACGATATAAATTATCTGGCGGAAACAGAATCGATAACAGATGATTTAAAGGATTTAATTACTGTTTTAATACCTACCAGCCCGATAATAAACCATCCCGACACTTCTATGATTGAAGAAACTATCAGCACAATAAGGGAACGACTGCCAAATAGCGAGATAATATTGATGATTGATGGGGTTAGGGACGAACAAAAGAAATTCAAAAGTCAGTATGATGAGTATGTTAGGAGATTACTTTGGGGGACTAACTTTGTTTGGCATAATGTAGTCCCGCTTTTTTTTGAAGAGCATAAACACCAAGCAGCCATGACTAGAGAGGCCCTTAAACTTGCCAGAACTCCGACTATTATGTTTGTCGAACATGATGCACCGCTTTGTCAAGAAATACCGTTTAAGAATTTAATAGAAACAGTTAGGAGTGGTGAGGCCAACATGATAAGGCTTCACCATGAAGCCCTTATTTTAGATGTCCATAAACATATGATGCTTGATAAACAACCAATAACAATACACGGAATACCTTTAGTAAGAACCTCGCAGTGGTCACAAAGGCCCCATGTTGCCTCAACTGAGTTTTATAGGCAAATGATTGACAAGTATTTTGAAGCTGGCGACAAGACAATGATTGAAGACATTGTCCACAGTCCTTTGATGGAAAGCTATAAAATCTTGGGTAAGGCTGGTTGGAATAACTGGAAGGTTTGGATTTACGCACCCGAAGGGGACATGAAAAGAAGCTACCACACGGACGGCAGGGGGGCAGAGCCTAAGTATAAAATGTTTGTGAAAGGGAAAATGATATGAGAATCGGCCTTTTGGCTAGGATGGATAATACTGGCGTGGGGGTACAAACCCACGAATTTTATAAGAATATGAAGCCGGATAAAACTTTGGTAATAGATATGACAGGGGTAAATCAGCACATGGGTAAGGTTACTAAAAATTATCCAGATCGCTATCCAGAAAAGGCAGTGTTTGTTTACGGTTTCCCAACCGATTCAGACTTTGACAGTTTTCTTAAAGATTTGGATGTGGTTTTTACAGTTGAATCTCCCTATGGCTATCAACTTTACAGCATGGCTAGGGAAAGGGATATCAAGACAGTAAACCAATATAATTATGAGTTCCTTGATTATTTCCTGAGGCCAGATTGGGTTTACCCAGATATGTTGGCCGCACCGACAACTTGGAAAATTGACGAGGTAAGGCAAAAGTTTGGCGATAAAACCTTAGTAAAGTATCTAACTGCACCAGTCAACAGAAAATTACTTCCGTTTAAGAAAAGAACCCAAGCTAAGAAGTTCCTGCATATAGCTGGCTATAAAACCTTTGATGATAGAAACGGAACCCAAACGGTATTTGAAGCAATAAAGTTGGTTAAAAATAAAGACTTGGAGTTTATTATTTACAGTCAGCATCCGTTACCGGAATTGGGTCAGTATAACGTCAAGGTAATAAATAGCGACGTGGATAATTATTGGAGTCTTTATCAAGACGAAGACGTTTTACTTTTGCCGAGAAAATATGGCGGCCTTAGTTTGCAGTTGAATGAGGCATTAAGCTGCGGTATGATACCTTTAATGACTGATATTACTCCTCAAAACCAGTATTTAAAATCAGCATCACTAATAAAATATAACTCAGTAAAAACAATATTTACCAGAATGAAGATGGAAAGCTACCAATGTAGTCCTCATGACTTGGCGGACAGGATAGAACTTTTGGCCCAAACACCAAGTTTAGTTCAAGAACTTAGTGATTATTCAAATGAACTGGCCGATAAAATAAGTTGGGAAAACCAAATCCCTTTGTATTTAAAGGAGTTTGAAGACCTATGCTTGAAATCATAAAGGCCCCAGAAAGACCGCTTATAAGCGTGTTTGTTCCCTTCACTAGAGATTGGTCTTTGGATAGATTTTTACCATCTTTAAGTAGTATAATTATACCTAGAGAAGAAACGGAACTGGACTTTTTTGTTGATAGTGATAATGAAGTTTTAATAAAAAGGCTCAGAGAATATCTGGAAGAAAAGGCAGAGGAGTTTAATGGTTGCAAACTTTTTGTTAGCGGCAACCCCGCACCTTTAGAAACAAATATATCGGTACAGAGAAACAGAATTGTAGGTATGAAAGAAAAAAGCAAATTGATGATTTCCGGTGAATATGTTTTTGGACTTGAGGATGATACATTGGTACCGCCGAACACATTTCAAAAACTTAGAGAGACTATTGATGGTGACGAAGATATTGGCTTTGTCGAGGGGGTCGAGGCAGGTAGGCATGGAATAAAAATGGTGGGGGCTTGGGTAACAAACAACATTCATGATCCAACAACCCAGAAAACATTGTTGCCACCTAGATTTATAAGCGATCTTATCGAACCGATTACCGGTGGGGGGTTTTATTGTTATCTAACTACTGCCTATCTATATAAAAATATAAAGTACCGATATGAGGCGGAGTGTTTTGGGCCAGATGTTTGTTTTGTAATGGATGTTTGTAAGTTAGGTTATGAGGCTAAGGTTGATTGGGGTTTGAGAGTTATACACATGACCAGAAAAGCCGATATTTTAGTTGACGATAATATAAAAAGTATCGAGTGGCACAAGGACAAGCAAGGGAATTGGAAATTACAACCTTATCGAAATTGATATGTTTTGTTCTTGCATAGGCAAACACAGGCCAAGAAACCACACTAAAAGGAAACTTTATTTAGCTGCCGGTCGTGTGGCTTTTAGAGTTAAAGAATTTAACAAAAGAAGCAAACAATCGGAAATAAAAATAGTGCCTTTAAATGAAAGAAAACGGGTTAGCAAAACTAAAAAGTAGCGATCTATTTAACAGTAAAACTTATTGGGGTACTATTTATGGTATCAATATATATCTAAGTGATAAAATACCAGCAGGGGAAGTAGTAAAGGGAGAGGTTTCAAAACAAGATGATACTGGTTTGATGGTCAAAGTTCACGGAAGGGTACAGTTAGTTGGGGTTTTGTCAAAAGAAGTTCATTTGGTGACCAACCCAAAAAGCAGCAACAGCTTGTTAAAAAATATAGTTGCCGGTATGAAAAAGGAAGTAAAAGATTATGGCGAGAAGAAAACCAATGACAAAAAAAGCCTCAAATAGTGTTCACGCAAGGAGGCGGGCATTGGAACGTTACGGTATTTCTTTGAACAAGTTTGCCAGAAGTGAGATAATTAAGAAAATACAGAAGGGGGGGTATAAATATTTTATTGATAGGACAAGCAACTCAAAGGGGGTATTTCAAGTACCTTACGGAAAAATATTTTTGCGGGTCGTTTACGATAAGATTAGAAAGAGTATAGTAACGGTATTACCAATTAAAGGTAATGAGAAACAAAAAGTCTGAGGAAGATAGAATCGTACTTTATATAAAAATAATAACATTTTTGATTGTTTCGTTTTTGTGTTTATTGGTAATAGTACCAATCTATATATTTTTTGGTTTAAAGTGGGCAGCCTTGATTTTAATATTGTTAATAAGTCTGATAGTAATAAATGCAATTAAAGAATAGCAAGTGTGACGATTGCGGAAAAGAAAAGGAGAAGGAAAACGAGGGAAGTAATTATCAGGAGTTTGGAGAAGATTATGAAACTATAGTTAGAAATTTTTGGCTCTGTAATAATTGCATAAAAAAACACCTGTTTGCTTGGTAATTTTTCTTATAGCTGGGTCAACCTCTAAATAAATACAACCTGAAAGAGATTCCATTCTTTGGCCCAGCTTAGAGAGAGATTACTTTGTCAATCGGCACCGTTCCCTGGATCTCATTATAATTGGTAAAAAGCAGGTTGCTTTAAGCCTATCACAATATCTTGATACAATCTGGGGAACGCTGCGGAAGGACAAACAATCTCAAGGAGGAGGTCATGGATGATTCAGTTCAAACAAGACCTACTCCAAATGAAATTTGGGTAGGTAATGGGCCAAGTATCAAAATTGTTGAAGAAATGCTACTTGCTATTGGTGAGGACTACAACTATGACATTTGGCTAAATGGGGTCAAGATTCACTCCGCCGTCGTGGGAACTTCGGAGGAAGCGGATGAATCCCCAAAAGCCTGATGATATACTCCATCTTACCCTTTGGCGGGATTATGGTGATGGTTGGGGTATTTGTCTTACTCTTGTGGTTCGCAGAGTTGACCTTCCAATGGTTGAGCCAGCTTTACAACGAATTATCAGGAATGGCCTTAATCCAACTTTCCACCTAAGAGTAGAGGAGATAGTGCGGACAGAGTAGGGAGAGATCACGTTCGGATAGCCACGCACCCGCCACCAGCAGGCGAGTCCGAACTGATTAGGAGAGGGAAGGTCTGGCAAACTCGTCATCCTCCCTCTCTGCCACTTTAAATATATGGAATTACTACAAAAATTAAAAACCAATCCTTCAAATCCAAGAACAATAAAGAAAGAGGAGTTTGAATGCCTTAAAAACAAGATAAAAGCCTTTCCAGAAATGCTAGAAAAAAGACCTATTGTCTATGATAGAGAAATTGTTTTGGGAGGTAATCAAAGGCTTCAGGTGTTAAAAGACTTGGTAAAAGAAGGTTTTGAAGTAAAGGAAAGCTACTTTGCCGATGTAACAGGATGGACAGAGGAGCAGAAAAGACAGTTTGTTATTACAGATAATATATCAGATGGGGAATGGGACTACGATGTCTTGGCTAACGAATGGTCAGACTTACCATTAGATGAGTGGGGTATAGATACAAGCGGTTGGGATAGCGGAGAGGTAGAGGAAGATGAAGCACCCGAAGTATCAGATGAGCCTGCTATATCAAAGCTAGGCGAAGTGTATCAACTAGGAAGGCACAGACTAATGACAGGAGATGCTACCAAGATTGAAGATGTAGAAAAGCTGATGGATGGAAAGAAGGCGGATATGGTTTTTACTGACCCACCTTATAATGTGGACTATGAGGGTGGAACGGGGTTGAAGATAAAGAATGACAAATTCGCCAATAAACAAGCCTTTTATCAATTCCTTTACGACTCTCTCTCTGCCTTGCGGCCATTCGTTAAAGGAGATTTGTACATTTGTATGAGTTCTTCAGAGTTACACACCTTGCAGAAAGCGTTTACCGATTGTGACGGGCATTGGTCTACTTTTATTATCTGGGTCAAGGATAGATTTACTTTAGGAAGGAGCAACTACCAGAGACAGTATGAGCCTATTCTTTATGGTTGGTTCGACGGGTCAAGCCATTTCTGGTCGGGTATTCGTAATCTCGGTGATGTAGTCAAAGAGGAGGTAAAAGAAGACGAATGGGGCGATAAGTGGTTTAAAATGGATGGGGTGGTTCAAGGAGACATTTGGGAGTTCGATAAGCCGATGAAGAACAAAGAGCACCCAACAATGAAACCCCAAGAGCTGTGTGCGAGGGCAATCCGCAACTCTAGTCCAGACAAGGGCTTAGTATTGGATACCTTTGGAGGTTCTGGTTCTACCCTAATAGCCGCCGAGCAAACTAACAGAACTTGCTATATGATGGAGCTAGACCCTAAGTATTGTGATGTTATTAGAAAACGCTATTACAAGTTTATAAACAATGGTAACGAGGAGGGGTGGGTAGAAAATACCCCTGTGATAAAATAAACCTATGGAAACTACAGAACAAGAAAAAACAAGTAGCCCACCAAACCCAGAAGGTAAGGGTGGTTTCAAAGAACACCCTGAAAATATAAACTATGGTGGTAGACCAAAGACAAAGATACTTACAGGGGCGTTGCTTCAGTTCTTAGAAGAAATTGATCCTCAGACTGGAAACCCCCGCTTTGTAGATTTAGCTAAAAAGTTAGGTTTAATGGCCTACAAAGGCGATATTCATGCTATGCGAGAAGTGTTTGATAGGATAGAAGGTAAAGCAACTCAAACTTTAAAACACGAGGGGGAATTAAACGTGAAAAAGCTGGAAACTATAATAGATGAGCTTACAGAAACGCCAGAAGATAAAGATACTGGTTAGAGGTCTTTTCAAAACCTACAAAGGCGAGCCGTTTGAATTAACAGATGGGCAAGCCGAAATATTTTTGGCGATAATCAATCGAAACTACAAATGGTTATGGCAATCAGCCCCAACTAGATATGGCAAAAGCGATATTCTTGCTATGGCTCTGCTTTACCTTGCTGCTGTCAAGAAGTTAAAAATACCTATTGTTGGTGGTAGTGAGGAAAAGGCAAGAAAAATAATGGACTATGTAGTGGCCCATATTGCCGATCATCCTTTGTTTTATCAAGGTTTAATAAATGCCGATATATCAAAAATCGAACAGTTAAAAGTATCGGTTAGTAAAAATGGCTTACGTTGGTATGATGGTGGCTGGATATATATTACCAGTATAGACGCTAGGCAAATATCTAAAGAAGGCGAAAGTGTTGTTGGGGAGGGTGGAGATGTGGTTGTTTTGGAAGAAGCGGGTCTTATTAAACAAAAAGACCAATTCTCCAAAGTAGTCAGAATGCCAGAAGAAGATAAGGGCTGGGGCAAGCTGATAATGAGTGGGAATTGTATAGAAAATAGCGTGTTTGAAACCGCTTTTAATGATCCTTTATATTACAAAGTAAGAATACCACTTGAGCAGGCAATAGCAGAGGGTAGGTTTACCGAGAAGTATTTAGAGGAAAAGAAAAGCCAAACTACAAGCAAAGACTGGAAAAGATATTATTTAGTCAGTTTTCCAGAGGCTAACGAGTTTACTTATTTCAAACCTCAGAAATATGAATTCTTGCCGGATGAGCTTAAATATTACGGAAGTGTTGATTTAGCTTTGGGTGAAAGTGCCAAAGGTTCTTTGGTTGGCATTACGGTTATCGGGGTAAACGTCAAAGGTCAAGCGTATGAGGTTTGGAGTCAAGGCGAAGTAATAGCACCGGACGAAACGATCAGGACAATATTTAACCTTCCGTATAAATTTGAAAGGTTTGGAGTAGAGGCGGTTCAATTCCAAAAGTATTTTCTCAAGGTAATTGAAGAAAAAAGCAAACAAGAAGGTAAATATATACCTTTTGTCGGGATAAACCAAAGCAAGAAAAAGGAGGAACGGATCGAAAGCATGGAGCCTTTTATTAACACCGGCCAAATATTATTTAAAGGTGATAACGAGCTTTGGGACGAAATGCAAGATTACCCAGAGGCTGATAAGTTGGATGTATTGGACTCTTTAGAAAT